GGGTTCGGCATGTACTGAGCTTCGGTTCCATTGAAACTGAATCGGATAGCAGTCCCGTCCGATCTGATCTGCAGATCATCGGTCGTCCAATTCGACCCTACCGATGCAGCGCTCCCGATGTATGCCTTTGGCGTCGTTCCAGCCAGGTCATAGAACTGAAGATAGCCAGGAAGCCAGGCGGACATTGTCTTTCCAGCAAAGCCCTGTGCGATCTTGCCACCATCGGACCTAAGTTGCAGATCTCCAACCGCCCCATCACTCAAGACTGAAGCCGTGCTGATGAAGGACGGAGGTCCATAAACCAAAGCATTTGTGCCGCCTGAACTGTAAGTCAAAGGACAGGCATCGTTGACAACGCTAACGGTTGTGCTTGTCGCGCTGACAACGGAATAGGTTCCATTCAGTCCGGATGGGCTTACGCCCGTAACTCGGATCTGGCCATTCGCCCCGAATGAATTTGAACCGATCGTGTAAGTCAGAAGATTCCCGACGCAGCTAGCCGCGGAAATGGAGTGCGTTGTACCGGCTGGGATACTCTCCAGGATGATGTCCGGGGCACTGCATGTTCTCAGGACGAAGTTTCCTGAACTCTTTACGCTTGCACCGCTATCTTCATTGAAGCGCGTTCCACACCAGCCATTCAGGGCGTTATTTAAAGAGCTGTGGAGGTTCCAATTGACATTACTGAATGACATTGCCGCAGTTGCATCTGCATCCACAGGTGCGATGGAAGAGGCTGCAGCATAGGTCACGCTGTTCATCGATCCATTGGGAACGTTTCGCAGGAACCAGCCGCCCTTATCCCCGCCATGAAGGGTGACGGTATCAAACGTCAGATTTTGAACCTGATTCCCGGTCGGTGGGTTAATATAGAAGGCCCAATTGGGAATGGATCCTTCATTGCGTCCGTTTTTGAACGTTACGTCATAGGAGCCGACTTTTGAGTTCGTATTCGACCAATAAAACGAATAAGAGCCGCCGAGAAAATCAAACCCGTCGAAGGTGACATCAGCCAGGAGAGCGTCCGCTTCGCTTATTTCAACGACTGGCTTATCCGTTACGGCCGTTATCCCTTCTGCGATCGACGTGAGGGCACCGAGCAGGACATTATGAAACATCGAGCGGTCGAGCCCTTCGGTCATCGTTTCCGGGTCAGCCCCGATGAATAGTGGCCGGTTGCAAAACCACGAGACATTCTCGACGATGACATGCTCGCGGCCATGGATTTCGACGCATTGGCTCGCGTGCGTCGAGTCGGAAAAGTCCCGAATATAGAAATTCCGTATTGAAACTTCCGCGACGTCATAGAGATATAGGGCTCGCTTGACGACGGATAGATCGGATCCGGTCGCGTCGAGCGTTAAATCTTCAATTGAGAGATCGTGCAATTCCTCGCCAGCGTTGAACGAGATGGCGGTTGCTGGCCCCGAGGCTGGCTGGAAGCGCAGAATTGTTGATGAATGTCCTGCTCCGCGTAAGTGGACGCCGCTCTTATCAATCGTCGCCCCGCTCCTGTAGAGATAGACGCCAGAATCGAACCGCATCGTTCCCCAGCCGCCAGAGGCTGGCCCAATTGAGCTCCCGTAAGGATTTACCTTACCGCTGAACGCAGCGATTGCCGCTTGGATTGCTGCGCTATTATCTGTCGGCGAAAGCGTATCCCCATCGGCGATCGCGCCGAACCAGTCTGGCGAATCCGACATGCCGTTCAGTACGAGCGGAAGCATCGTCGTAAACATCTGGGAGTTGTGCGGATTATCGATCTTTCCGTTGATCGTCAGAGTGAATGCTCCATCAAACACGCAACCCGTTCCCGGATGGATAGTGACGGTTTCCGGAATGAAGACAGGCGCCATGATTGTTATCGTTGATGCGTTGCACCAGAAATCAACCGGCCTCGAGCCGATACCGACAAACGGATCGGAGGACCATGTCACGGCGCCAGTTATGCCATTTGCGTCAGCCTTTCCGCCGGTCGCTGGCAAATCATTCGCGCAGGCAATCACCTTAGCCGAGGCATCTGCCCCTGCGAACATATCGCAGCGTCGATCATTGTTGATGTTCTTGGCGCGGATGGTCTGTGCTTCAGCGATCTGGCACAGTCCGAAAACGGCGAACAGACAGAGCGTGAGTTTTTTCATTGAGATTAATACCAAACTTCAACTTTGTCCCCATCCGACAGGGGCGACATTAAAGTGATGATTGAACCGGAAATGGTGTAGTCCGTGTCTTTGATGTAATAGAGCGCGCCAACGAAAACCTTTTCCGTATCGAGCGCTGGAGTGTCGGCCAGGCCAAGCACGGTTGCTCCCGCCGCAATCCCGCTCGGGATATGCCGTTTTGGCATGGTCGTTGATTCAACGGCAGGATTGTAGAAAGAGGGGTTCCGTGCGGAGGATCCGGATATTTTCAGCCGAGCCACGGAAAATCCAAGCGTTCCGGTAAATGCCAGTGTTGGAGGAGACGCGGTGACGCGACCTTGCCCGTGAAGGTTGTAAAGTGCCACCCAGACATACACATTTGCGATATCGGAATTGAAAAGCGCCGTGCGTGTGGTACTGAGATCCTGCGCTACCGATAAATCCGCCTGATCTAATTCCAGTGGCGTTGTCAACGTTAGTTTTTCCCAGAAATGGTCACCGGAATTACTGTTGACCACATAAAAACCCAACCCACTCAAAGCGTAAATTTCTAGGCCCGTCGCAATGTTAAAAGTGATCGTGTCAATCGTGTTCGACAGGATGTCGAAAACAAAGAGTTGTCCCTCGTAATCGAAACTCGGGACCGCTCCGCGATAGGCACTGAAGACGACAATCGACTTGCCGGCAAAGGCGTTTACCGTAAAACCGGGAACGCCGGCAACTGTAAGGACGTTTGAACCAACAGACAGTGATCCAGTGACGCCGGCATGGGCAAATGAACTGTATTGGGTCGTTGCCACCGGCAAGGTCGAACTGTTATGGATATAAATCGAATAACCATAATAGGACTGAGTATTCGTCTTGGGTATGCGGAAAGTGACATTGAAAGCGTTCTTGGTAAGCGCGCCTCCAAGCGATCCCAGTGTCAAATTCTTTGTGACGGCAAGTCCATCCGGAGCGTCCGGAATATCCGCGTCGAGAGCGAGGCTGTCCTCGTAGTCTGTCGAACGATGGATCGTCGGAGAGGACCATGCGCTATCTCCGAAGGAATTGCGGAGCTTCGCGCGCATATAATAGGTTCCCGGGAACGCAGTTGAAAATGGAACATCGATCGGTGGTGCGCCGGAATAGAGTCCTCCCGCTCCCGTGGTTGCGCCATCCAATGAGGCTCCGGTAGGAAAGGCCGTGAATCCCGAATCCGTCGCAATCTGCAATATCGTCGCGCTGATCGAATTCCAATTGGCCGCACTGATCGGCTTACTGATCAGGACCAGCCAGTTGTAAATATTCGCGTGGAAGCCTGCGATTTCATCGTTGATGACCGCGATGGTTGGCGCATCCGGAACCGCACTATCCGTCCCGCTGACGGCCGACGTGGTTGTCGATAGGGCAATGGTCGGCGAGCCTTCTTGATTCAGGACCGAGAATCCGACAATCCAGTAATAGTAAGTCGTTGAGGCATCAACCGTGGAATCGACGAACAGCGTTCCATCGTCACTGGCCAGGAATGACGCCGTCGAGAAATCATTCACCGTGTTCCGGTAAATGTGGAATGTCTTATAGAGCGGTAGATTGCTGCCAGTGTAAGGCAGCCACTTTAACTGGATGCCATAGGATAGAGCCTGGATGGACGGCGAGAGTGGCGCCGGAAGAAGATCCGTGACGCCATCGACCAGGACCGCCGCGCGCGGATATTTGAACGATCCATCCGCGAGCTGTGTATCGATATCCGGAGTGTGCCCAAAGACCGGGCGAGAGACTGCGCAGAACCACTCATATTCGCCGCTGATCGGGTATTGAAGCGTCTGGCCGCTTTCCAGGACTTCAACAATGTAGCGCCAGTCTCCGACAGGATTGCCGGCCGTCGGCGGCGAGCTCAATAGCCCCGCCCCGTCGTCCGTGCTCCGATAGATGATGACGCTTCGGAAATTACCTAAAGGGCTCGGCTCCGTGTAATCGAAGGCTAATGTGGTAACCGGTTTATTATTCGCGTCAAAGATGCCGTTTTCTGCGACTCCGAAATCGGTAACCGGTGGTGGCGCAACGTCATTCGCCCCGGAACCGTTGATCCGCGTGAAGTCGAAGACGCTGAACGCAGTGTCGTCATAGATGTTGTTGTCATGAAGAACACACGTGACTTCCCTGGTGAAGGCAATGCCGACCTCCGACTGACTAACCGACATTGGAGAAATTTTGATAATTCGAAAGAAAAGCTCGTCATCGGTCGGGCTGAGAAGATCGTCCTCAACTTCGATAATGTCGCCGATTTCGAGGTCTTCCGCGTCTCGATACCCAATCTTGAAGATGACGGTAAGGTTATTGTCGAGTCCGCCTTGGCCGAATTCTCCAGCGCGCAGAATTAGTGTTCCAATGCGCGCCGCCTCATCTTCAGTCGTGGTTCCTGGAAGGGTATAGCTCTTGGTAATGGCTTGCCGGCTCTGATCTCCAAGAACCTGCCCAAATTCGTCCTGCACGTCACGGTCGGCGACGACAACGGCGATCTTGGCGTAGGCTCGACCTGTAAACTGGACGCGGGCCGGGTTGGCGTGCGCCGCCTTTGTGGTTGCGTTATAGGCACGCTGGCAATGTAAGGTTTGATGGTGAGAGCCGTCTGGGAGACTGGGCGCAAGCGTAATCCACAGCGTCTCAGAATCGATAATGATCTTGTCATCTTTGGCGAACTGAACTCCGGCGGCGATGGCTGCAGCGCTCCACTGAACCGTAAAACTGACTGGGTCGCTGGTCGCATTGATGTTGCTGATGAGCGTAGCAACGTACTGGGGATCATAGGACTTGTCGACGAAGGAGACCCGGACTTCATTGGGGACTTCGGTGATCGGCCGGCGGGATTTAACCAGGCTTGAATGGTTGTTTTCCCAGATGATATTCCGGCCGCGAGTGCTGGCGACTTTCGAGGAAAACAACGGCACGCTCGAGGTGTCCTCCGCCTTGAGCGCACGAATCTTGAGAAGTCCGTCTTTGTCCGGATAGGGCGGAAGCGAATAACAGCCGATCGCAATATCGTGCAGCCAGTCAGCCAGGCTCTTGCTTTGATCGATGACGCCGTTAAACGTCCAGCGCTTGACGTCCGTTCCATCGAATACGTTCGTGACTGTCTGGCTGCAATAGGCTGCGAAGTCCACGAATGATTGGATATTCAGCCGGGAGTAATCGAGCCCAGCGCCGGCTCTCTTGCTTGCGAGCAAATCCATCTGCACGAAGGACGGATTGGCGCCCACGTTAACGCCGTCGTCTGTGGCGCGCAGAACGAACGTGGTCGCATCGGAATAGACGCGATGGATCCGGCCAAACTGGATCTCGAAGGAGCCGCTGACCTGGCCGCCCGTCAAATCGACAGACGGGTTGCTTTTGGTGTTGATCCGGAAAGTGACCCTGGCCGTTCCCCAATATCCGAGATGATTGGTTATGAAATCGGTCGGATCTGTCGGAAAGAATGCCGCAATTGGCTCGCCGCGGTCCTGATCGCCATTTGAGACCTCGATGCCGAACCCGGGCCGCGGATCGTGGCGCGATTCCCCGTTAACGAAAATTTTCTCGACGCGGTTTCCCGAGGCATCTAAGACTGCTGAATAAGCGTAATTGGGATTGTAGCCGGACCCGCTTTGTGTGTTGTCTGCCGGATTCGCTGCCAGAACCCCTTCGCAGACCGCCCAGAGCGTCGTCAGGAAATCGCCTTCAGGTTTCGCAATAAGCAGGATAGGGTCAGCCACGCGAGCCCGTCCGTACACGATGGGAATCGTGCGGTCATAGGCGGAATCGTTTCCTGAGAACGCGAGGTGTAGAGGCCTAGCCCTTTCGCCCTCTTTGGAGCGAAAATGCCCATACTGCGTCCCCGTCAAAAAGGAAAAACCGCTGAAATAATTCCGGTACTTTACAGTCACTTCTAGGCTAAGATTTTCCTGCCATGGTCATTAAAGCGGTCATTAAGGCTTCTGAACTTACCGATGAGCTGCGGCGCGAATATGATTGGATAGATTGCACTTCGGCTGAAGACGAAGAACCAATGCTGCGCGGGCTCCCGAAGCTAATATTGGGCGCCACGCTCTGGTCCGGAGATAAGAAAATCACGAGCGTCGACCCGATTCGGTTCGACGAATAAAAATCACACAGTATAGCTGTCCGCGGTGTTATTGCCGTACATGCCGCGCCGCGTGCAATCCGCCACGGCGAACCCGCAATTGTTGAAATACGTCGGCGTGTTGTCGGTGTGAGACGCGGCAACCGTATCCATATACCCGCGCTGCACCGTCAATGTCTGCATGAAACCGCCATCCGGATCCGCCGGCTGTTCCGTAATGAGCATGATCTCGTTGAGCAACTTGATTCGATCATTCTTCTGGAACTTTGCCCCCATGCCCGGCGCCGTCGTGCCCCAATAGACCGTAATCGATGTTACGGAATCGTCGATGTCACCGACTAGTCCGCAAAAGAATCCAATCGTGCTCACGCGCTGATACGGACATTCGGAGCCTTCGAAGTCGAGAGCGCTATTCCAGTTTGCCGTGTTGCCGAAAACGTTTGAGCATGGCAGGCCGATGCTTCGCTTCGGGACCTGGATATTCGGGATAAAAATCGTCGGATAGGCAATCAGCGTGGCCGTTTCATGGCTGATTTCCGACACTTCATCGCCCCATCCTGACCAGACTTTGACGAAGCGATCGATATTCGGCAGATAGGCCAGAACCTCGAATAATGCCCCCCTGAACGTAACGTCCCGATCCAGGGTGGTCACCGCCCCATCGACATTCGAGACGACGATGGTGATCGGGCCGGCCTGGTCAGGTGCCACGTCTAAGCCAGAAAGAGACTTTAGCCGCGCCTCATAAGCATGCGTCGTGATCGGACTCGTCGGCGCAGCGCCGTCATCGAAAGTGATGCTACGTTCCGCCCAGCGCAGCTTGCTGGCGTCCTTCCGAGTGATCCGTACACAATAAATCGGAAGGCCGAACGTTGTACTTGCGAATTCGTCAAGAATCGCGCTATCTAGCCCGCGTGGCATTTAACCGCCTTTCCTGAATCGCCTTGGCTCTGGCGGGATAGGTCGCGGAGGGGCAGGATGCGGAGGAATCGGTCTCGGCAATGGCGGGTAACTCCCGCAGATCTCAAGGATCTTGCAAAGACGTGCCCTTTCTCGCTTCGATAGAGGCATTCCAAGAAGATCACGCATGAAATCAATTAGCCTTATGCGCGGCCATTTTCCCTGCATTAGCCGTGAACCTCGATGAGTGCAAATTGCCCGCGGTGCAACTTCAAAGCGAACGCTTCCAGCGACGCCATCGGATCTTTTAGGCGAACCAAGTAACGCCCTGTTTCTGACGCGCCGGTCAAATCAATTGCCGATTCTAGCGGATTATAAAAGTAGAAAGGCTGCAGGTTTCCGCCGCGGTCGATGATAAATGCCCATAAGGTGTTCACGTCCGCCTGATCGATCGCATTGATTTGAACCTGAAATTCCCATTGCCCTTTATGCGAAGTAACTCCGCCCTGGCCATCTGCATGCAAATAGGATTCGTTATTGTTCTTTCGAAATTCGAATCCATCGCCAAGGTCATCGACAATGGACGCGAAATTCTTCTGGATATGCAGTGTCAGTTGTGGACGGATCGGCCAGACGGGATAGAGTCCACCGCCGCCCATCGGACCGCTCGGGAAGAAACCGCCGTCACTTGTTGGGCCAGCAGGAAAGAATCCTTCAGGGGCTCCAGGGAAAAAACTGCTCATCTACGGATACGTCTCGGTCTCGGTCTCGGTTTTGGTTTGGGCTTTGGTGTCGGTTGCGGTGTCGGCGGAGCTGGGACAGTCCCACTATCCGGAACGTAACCAGCGGGGAAATAGCCGCCCGGTGCCCCGGGAAGCGACTTACTCATTTAGTTGAGATTCAGCGTGCAGGCTGTCCGATTACCGGAACTGATGGTGCAGACGATCACGTCTTTCGTGTCGTTCGTATCCCGGAACGTCAGCGTGCTGGTGCCGGATCCCGTCGTTTTACCTCCGAGTGCGGACACGAAAAGGCGTGCGGCTTGACGCAACGTAACGCTCGATTCAATCGCGTTCGCCCGGTCCAGGAGTGCATCCGCCGTGCTATTGCGCTCACCGCTCGTCAAGGCCATGGCGCTCCCAACAGCGGCCGGGGAAGATGGGAGGTTTGTCGTCTTCGCATTTACTGCGGCAACGTCAGCACTCATGGAGGCACCTGCCGGAGCCCCGAGCCGTGCATAAGAATCGCCAGTCTGTGGCGTGTTTCCGGTATAGGTGACAACTTCGTTGATCTTGCCCGCGGCCGAAATTCCCAAAGAGGAGAAGTTTGTCGGAGCGGAAGAAGTTGGGAACCGCGTCGAAATCTGCGCGTCAACGTCATCCGCCAGACGCTTTCCAATACTTCCGGCCGTTGTGAAATCGCTCGTTGCAATAATGTCCTGCCAGACTGCCGTTGATATCTGTGCCGCTGTCGGAGCCGTCCCACCTGGGACAGAATCAAATGGAAGGATTGCGAAGGTGCTGGTATTGTCTGGATTCGTTGCCCAGGTCGCCACCGTTGCGACCTTGGTGCTGCCGACGTAGGCTGTGACAAACCTCGCCTGCCCTGCCCCCGTCCCGCCCGTGATCAAAACAAGATCGTTGTTGTAAAAGCTATTCGTGGCCGAGGCTGAAGCATCGAGCGTAATCGTTGTCGAAGCGCCGGCCTGCGCGGTATTCGACCGGATCGGAGCGAGCCCAGTATCTGCTGCGAATGTCGCACGGTCGATGGCAGCATCAGCAATTACCCCAGCTGTAATCGAATTACTGGCGAGGCTGTTCACGTCAACGCTCGGTCTGCCGCTTGAAAATGTGCCATTCGAGCCGCCGAACTGCGCGACATTCACTGGAGCATTGGGAACATAGCCAGGCGCAGAGGAATCATAGAAGGCCGTATATGCAGCCGACGTGACGACATAGCACGTTCGGAAGACCGCTAAGGACGTTGCCGGATGCACATAGATTTCGAGAATCCCGACCGTGTTCGTGTCTGTCGCATCCAGGGTGATTCGGTAGTTGCCGTGTTCTTCCGCTGTTGCTCCACCGCTGTTCTTCGAGGCCCAATCTGCGGAGCCCTTCTTAAGCCGGACGTCCGTATTCGCAATCGTTAGCCCGGTCTGCTCGGTATTGCCGGTCGTCGTATCGAGGAATGGCCCGATGCTGATCTCCTGAGTTGCCGTTGATTGCTTCAGGATGCACTGTCCGAAAACAGGTGAAGCGAGCGCGAGTAAAACAAAGATCGAAAGTAATCGTTTCAATGCCGCCTCCTAGCGATGCTCATTACAATCCGGACGATGGAGCCATCCGGTGAGGCACCAATGCAGTCCGGCGGGATAGTGCCAAAGATTGATTCCATCGTGGCTGTGACATCAATTGGTGTTCGGCTTGCGGTTGTCATAGCGTCGATGATTCGCTGGTTCATCGGCCATGGCCACAGCGGAGTCGTGGTTAAAGTGCCATCGACATATTGGTAGCAGACTCTCGCCCCAGTTCCTCCTGTACCATTCCAGATATTGTCTGCTGCGGCCACGGAAGCGATCTGCTCTGAATTCGTAACTTGCCAGTCTGTATCAACAAGACGGCGAGTACCAGCAGTTCGGATCTCAGTCACCTTGTCAAATGTATGGTCACCGGACATCGCAGGGCCACTGTAGATTCCACTCAAGGTAGCATTGCTGGCTGTCATCACCGCTTGATCGGCGTAGGCTACAACATCTTTATAATGAATGCAGGTGAGAGCCAATCCCCCTTGGAGCAGACCCAAGCTATTGTTAACATTCATCGGGTCAGTCGTGATGATTGGTGTCTCGGCCGCGGTTACATATGCGATGGACCCTAAATATTTCGCGCTTCCGGCACAAACAGAGGCGTAGGTGCCGTCATACAAATCGTTCATCCGCTCAAAGATGAACACACCGTACATCCCATTCGCCACTGAGACGCCAGGGTCTGGATCGATTGTGCCGATAACATTTTCATAAAGACCATTGTGGCTGTTGTACGTATTGGAAAATGTTTCGGATGGTCCTACGTCTCCAGTTGATTTATTCCAAATTCCAAACGCTCTGCGGTAGATGACGCCGTCACTACCTTGCGAGTTGCCAAAGGTCTTGCGACCCTGCCCAAAACCAGCTACATCTTCAAACAGGTTGTTGGCGTCTGAAGAATTGAAGACAGCATGTCTATCACCTGCATCCCACCCAATCGTCCTACGAACAATGTTGTGCGTTGCCCCAACGTCAAGGTCTACAACATTGCTTCCAGCGTCAGCATGCGCGGCGTTAATACCAGTGATCACCCACCAGGAATTTCCTGTGGCTAAGCGAATTGGAATCCGCAACGTCTGACCGTCGATCAGAACCCCACCATCTGTTTCCGCTTGCAGTGTGATCGGATGGCCGGAAGATCCCGCGCGGCCAGACGCTGGGACGATCATTCCATTTACGCCGGTATAGGTGCCGTTCGCCAGGATTCCGATATCGTCTGGCCCGAGCGTGTTTCCGCTCGTTCCGGCGACAAGCTGATTCACGCTGCACGGACTGCCGGTGGAACAGGTCGTGCCGCTACCAGAGGCGGAGGCATAGAGCGTCGTGGCCAACGCCATATCTGGAGCGGCCACCAGAAACGCGCAAAAGAGCGCCAGGAATTTCTTCATTTAAGTTCTCACCTCAATCAGAGCGATCTGGCCCCGGTGCAATTTCAGAGCGAACGCCTCCAGGGAAACTGCTGGGTCTTTGAGCCGCACGAGGTAACGGCCGATCGCCGAACTCCCGGTTAAATCGATGGATGCCTCAACCGGATTGTAAAAATAGAATGCCTCGAATAGCCCCAGCCGATCCGTGACGAACTTCCACAGAATGTTCGTTTCTTTCGTAATGTCGCCATTCAGATAGTCGATGCCGTTCAACTGGATCTGGAATCCCCATCGCCCCTTGTTGGATGCAACGGCGCCCTGGCCGTTGGCGTGGGAATAAGCGATGTTCTTCCCACCGCGCTGCTCATATCCGTCGCCGAAGTCCGCAACGAAAGTTGCGAATGTTTTCGTCATCGGCATCGTGAACTGAGGATTGATCGGCCAGACGGCGACGGTCATTAAAAGTCTTGCTGAAGAACGGAGTTCACCTGCCGGCGGAACTGGTTGGAAGAAGCGAGCGCAACCGGCAACCCGTTTTTAACCACTTGGCCGGGAGGCATCGTGCCGAAAGTGTGGGACATGTTCGCAATGTCTTTCGCCGCATCAGCGATATTTTGCGTGGCGCTGTAAAACAGGTACTCGCGAGTCCTAGTAATCTCGTTAGGATCCCGCGTGAAAGGCGCGTTTCGGTGATTGCCGAAGAAGGACGCAATCGCAATCGCGAGCATGCCTCCGACGGCACCAATTACGGGCAGCGTGGCTGCGCCGAGGCCAAGCAGCCCGGCACCGCCGTTCAAACCCAGCACCCCGCTGATTCCGCCCGAAATGCCAGGGCCCGCACCAGGAACCCCCAGGCCCAGCGTTCCACCGGCTGCGTTCGCTGCTGCGCTGTTATTCGTAAACAGGCCGCTGATTCCACCGCCGAACAGGCTGCCGAGGATACCGCCGCCGCCCTGGCCTGGCACAACTTCGGAGAGCGGCCCATTGTTGATGCCAAGCTTGCCGATAATGCCGCTGAGCAGGCCGCCACCCGAACCGCCTCCGATACCGATGCTGCCCAGGCTGGCAGCGATCCCAGTTCCGCCGCCTGATCCGAACAGGATGTTCGTGAGAAGCCCTTCCGTGAACCGCTTCGCGATATAGTTGGCCAGGTCGGCGAATGCGCCGAATCCCTTCTGTCGGAAGTCATCCCAGGCGCGACCGATTCCCTCCTGGAAGGTTTTAACGAATTCCTTTTGCTGTTTTTGAGCTTCCTCCGATGCCTTGATGATTTTTTTCGCATTCTCATCGCCTGCCTTTACACCTGCTTCGATATCGGCCGTGGCGCCGATCGGCTTGATTCGGAATTCTTCAAGCTGCTTGGCGAAATAGTCCTGATATTCGAGATATGCATCGCCGCCCTTCTGCTCCGCTTCAAGGATGTCTTTCCAGTCTTTGATGACCGCATCCCGGAAGTCGTGCGTGTCCACGGATACCGAGAATGTTTGATTTTTGAAAGGCTCTAACTGATTCGCGAAGAACTTCTTGTATTCTTCGCGCTGCTTGATCAATTCATCGCCGACGCTCTGCGCACTTTCCGCATCGATAACCGCGCCTTGCCGTTGGAGTTCCAGAACCTTCGTGGCGGATTCAAGGCGAAGTTTATTAATCCGGTCCGCCTCTGCTTCCAGTTCGTTCGGAGACATGCCTTCGAACGTCGTTGGCGCCAGCGTGTCGGTTCCATTCGGTTGGCGCTCATAGATAGGCCCGGTGCGGATCCTATTTGCCGCATTCCGGAGTGCCGTCTCGCGAGTCGCCAGGCTGGCTAATTGAGACTGGGCGGCATTCAGTGATACCTGATTTCCGGCCGATGGACCGCCGCCGATCTCGGACAATTTCGCTTGGAATTTGACAAGATCATCATAGGCTTTCTTGTTCTCTTCCAGGAAATGCCCGTAAGCCTCTTTGGCTTTGGTATCCCATCCGGTAATGGCACCGGAGATCTTTTCATATGCTGCTGGGATCTGGCCGAGTACTTCGACCAGCCCAACAATGGCAATCACGCCGAACGCGCCGGACAATGCGGGACCGATCAATTTCGTCTGAGCCAGGAACGACGTTACCGCGCGAGGAAGTGTGATGCCCAGTTCCTGACCTAAGCCGCGGGCAGCGAGGCTCGCATTCGCAAAACCTTTACCGCTCGCCTCGGATGCATCCTTCATCCGATTCAGCGCTTCGGCTGCACTCTTAGCCTCATCCGCACTCAATCCCGGGTGCAGATTCTGAAGTTTCGAGACCGACTTATTGAAATCGTCGGCCGCAATCTTCATGGCGGCAAATTGCGCCTGAGCCTTCTTCGTCTGGTCAGTGAACTGGTCACTGGCCTTAAGAATGATCTCGACAGTCCTACTTGCCACTCTGCGCCTCTAATGATTGAAAGAAGGTGCGCTCATAGGTTGCCTGGATGAGACCGTCGATGGAGGCTTCCGCACGCTCGAAGGTATGGCGCGCCTTGATCCTGCCGTCATGGGTTCCATTCTCAAGAATCACCGATACGAAATGTCGATCACCGATCACTTTGAGCGAAGCGCCGAGCAATTTATTTTTCTGTCTGAAAAACTTAATCCCGACTTCGCTGGCCATTTTTCCAGTTTTCACGGGCTGCGCCGCACGCAGAGGCATAACGCCGGCAGCCGCCGCAGCGGTAATGGCTGCGTCATTCGCCTTGATATAGCTTTTCGTTATCGCGGCAAAGTCGATGACGGTTGGGATTTCGATTTTGAACATCAGGCTTTAGGAATACTGGAATTCTGGGCGACCATGATCGTGCCCCACCACTGCATAAACTCTTCAGGCGATGGCGGACGATCCTCCGGTTTCTCGTCCCATTTCCGAATAAATTTATCGGCCGTGATTGGCTCAGATCCCGGCTTGAGTTTTAAATTGATCAATGTTGATGCGACCGTCCCGGCATGAAAATGCTCGCCCATGGCCCCGAACGGCTCGATCTGTTCATAGATCATGCATTCGAGAAATTCCGAGGATGGCATTTCGTCGATTTCATGCGGAAACTTACCGAGGAACCCGGCCAGCCGAATCCGGAACCGCCGTTCCGGCTGGCCCATTAGTTTTTTAGGGTTTCTTCTTGTCCTTCAGTTGTCCAGCCGTTCAACTTATTGACTTCGTTGAAAATCAGACGGCTGATACGGGCTGGCATTTCTGCCAGATTTTCAAGATCTTCCTTCGACGAATAGATCTGACTGCCGTTCTCATCGACGATAGACCAGGCGAGTTGCTGCGGCAGTCCAGCCTCACCCTTACCGATCTTTTCCAATTGCACAACGCTGAGTTCTTGAATGGTGACGGTCCCCATATCTGGGACTTCGACATTGGATCTTTTGCGCTTTTTTGCGAACTTCTCAGACTTATCAAGCACTGCCTTAATCTCCCTTTATGTCCAATCTCCGACTGCACCGCTGATCTTGAGGTCGAACGTGATTTCTGCTGCCGAATTTGGGCTCGCTTCCTTTAATGCAAAACCCATAACGACGGCCGCGAATCCAGAATATTTACTTCCGCCGGCGGCCGTTGCGGGAAGTACGTATCTGAAATTCTTCGCCGTGGACGTCGTTTTCGCCGCGGCGACAAGTGCAACCTGCTTTGCATCGTTTGGAATGTGGTTACATGTAACCGAAAACCTCTGCCCGTCCGACAAGCCGCCGAGGTATTCCTTGGCCGTGGAAGTCATGTGCGTTACTTCCACGAGGTCCTTCTGTACGGATATTGGAGGAGCAGCCTTTACTTCACCTATTGTGATGAAGTTCTCGGGCGATGCCCCATCCCCCATCTGGAATAGAGTCTGAGACGCTAAATATGAAGATGTCGCCATTCTGGCTTACTCCAATAAAAAAGCCGCCAAGGTTGGCGGCCGGGTTAACGGTTTGATGGTGGCTAAATTGGACTAATCGTCCGGCGGTCTAGCTTCCGGAACTCCGTCGATATACTGCTTCTCGGTAGAAGTGATGGTCGTTACTTCGACGAGTTCTCCGAGATCGCAGTCAATGGTTAGCATGGTCCTTCGACCGTCCGGAATCGCAGCGGTCAAGACCCAGATTTTCCCGTCCGCCAGAAGCCGGTAATTCTCTTTGTTGAGATAGACCGACTGGAAGAATCGCGTGATGATCCGCGCGGACATTTCCGTAAGCTTCTGGAAGTTGCATTGAATCTGTGCATCACTGCCCCAGGTAATCGCGTGTCCGGCTTGATCGTCACCGGTGACTGTTCGCGTTTGAAGTGTGGCGACGTCTCGCAATTGCCCGGCTCTCACGCCGTAAAGCCTACTGGAATGTCTGCCGGCGTAACGGTGCCGGTAAAGTTACCCATGTCTTTCGGACTCGTATTGTCGGAGTGGACGCGCGCCACCATCATCCCGCGGCCTTCTTGTGAGATAAACGCGCCCTCATTCACAGCATCGGAGACGAACTGGTTATCTTCACCGACGGTCACGGCTTCATTGAAAGGATGTCGTTCCCACCAGCTCTTGAAATAACAGAGTGAGGTTCCGAGGGAATAGTGTCGGTCACCGAGGTAAC